TCCGCGAATACCGCGAACGCGTGAAAACGAAGAGTCAAAACGCGAAAGCCATGGTCGGCGACGATGAAACGTTGCACGAAACGTTTCAGCAACGTTCCGTCAACGTTACTGTAACGGCCCAAGAGACAGATACAGAGACAGATACAGATGCAGAAGAAGAGAGGGAGTCGGACGCGGACCTTTTCCCGTCGAGCGGCGATGCCGCGTCGACCCTCCCTCGATCGATTGCATGCCCCAATCAAAAGATCGTCGACCTGTATCACGAGAGGTGCCCTGACTTTCCTCGCGTGGTCAAGGTGACTGCTCAACGCGCAACGCTACTGCGCGCTCGCTGGCGCGATGTGATGACAGGCAAGGATCGGGCAGGCAATCCACTAGCAACGACCGAAGCCGAAGCGCTACAGCGCTTTGCAACGCTCTTCGAGCGTGCTCACGAGAGCCGCTTCCTACATGGCGACAACGGGCGCGGCTGGACATGCCCAGGCCTTCAATGGCTGATGACCGAAAGGACGTTCCTGAGTCTTCGCGAAGGCGCCTATGACAATAAGCAACAGCGGAGCGCCGCATGAATAACGACATTGCAAAAACTATCCCATTCTCGAACGAGAGCGAGCAATCTGTGATCGGCGCTTTGCTGCTCGATAACGACGCCATCGATGCAATCGCCGAACTCCGGCCGGAACACTTCCATCGCGCCGACCATCGGCTGATCTTCTCGACTGTGCGCGAGATGATCGCCAAGGGCGGCGGCGCCGACGCCATGACGGTGTTCAGCCGCATGCAGGCTGAAGGGAGGGCCGCGCAAGTCGGCGGATTGCTCTACTTGAACGACCTCGCGCAAAACACGCCGAGTGCCGCAAACATTCGCCGTTACGCGCAGGAAGTCATCGACCGCGCGCAGCTCCGCGACCTACAAACCGCCGCTCACGACATTCTCGAATCTATCGCGCAACCGAAGGGCGCGACGCCGGCGCAGCTTGCGGACAGGGCCACGGCGGCTGTCGGGCAGGTTTGCGACACGACCATGACGCAAGGGCCCGTTTCTGTGCACGACGCGCTGACCGAGCATCTTGCACGACTCGAACGCCGTGCCGATGGCGGCGAGCCGTCAATTTCGACCGGCATCGATGACCTTGATCGCCAGTTGAACGGCGGATTGCGCGCCGGATGGGTGGCAATACTCGCGGCGCGCCCTGGCATGGGTAAAACGGCGCTCGCGCTGAACATCGCCTCGCACGTCGCGCAATCGCGCAGCGCATTGTTCTTGTCGATGGAAATGCCGTCCGCCGAACTGCTCGACCGGAACATCGCGGCGCTTGGGCGCATCCCGCTCGATCGTGTTATGGCGATGGAATACGACGATCACGACGCATGGGATGCGGTGACCCGCGCGACGCAGAAAATGTCCGAGATGAATCTGCAAATCGACGACCAGGCGGCTCTTACACTTGCCGAGGTGCGAAGCAAGGCGCGCGCAGTCAAGCGAAAGCACGGACTCGATCTGCTTATCGTCGACTACTTGCAGCTGATGGCCGGCGAAGGGCACAACCGAAACGCCGAAATCGAGGGCATCTCGCGCGGATTGAAGGCGCTCGCGAAGGAGTTGGGGTGCGCCGTGCTCGCTCTCGCGCAGCTCAACCGCAAAGTCGAAGGCGAGAACCGCATGCCAATGCTCTCGGACTTGCGCGACTCAGGCTCCATCGAGCAGGACGCCGACGCTGTGTTGTTCATCCATCGAGAGGAAGTCTCGAACGCGGACGCCGGTCCGCAGTGGAAAGGCTTCGCACGCGCTCGACTCGCGAAGTTCCGGCACGGCCAGACCGGCGACATTGCGATGTCGTATCGCGGCGACTTCATGACGTTCGGAAAATGGTCCGGACCTTGGCCCGAAGCAGACGACACACCGAAGCGCCAACGCGCCCGCGATTGGTAATCCGTCCATTTCTCAACGACCTAGGGACACAATGAATCCGAAAGCGTCTGATCAGCAAGCATTGAAAGAAGCGGCTATGCGCCTTGTGGATGCGACCGACCGAGCGCGGAAGGCTGTCGACGGCATCGACTCATCGATTGCCCCATTTCAGCGTGCTCTATGCGATGCAGGGATGCATGACATCAACAGCGCCGAGTATGTGAGCAACATACGTCCCATAGTTATGAGTCGCATCCAAGCGGCGCGCGACGCCCTGAACGCGTACATCGCCGCAGGTGCTCTCGACGATTTTCGCGGCCACAACCCGCGCGCGAACTCCTATAAACCAACGATCGAGGTAATAGCCCGCGACGCGGAACGCTTGTTCGCAGAATTGCCCGGCGCGGCCAATTAGTCGCACCGGTTACGTTTGAGCACTGTAGCCGCACTGGTAACGTTTATTGCGCTTGTAGGCTCTCGCAGACACTGAAAAGAGCGGGTTCTGGCAGTTTCGCATAGGCAAACCCATTTCAAACCACTGCGTGTGGCCACTTACAAGGAGACATACTTAGAACTAGTTTGTTGTAATAGGTCGTGCATGCGTCCCGAGCGTCTTCGGGCCGGCGTCTTGATCGGCAACCGGTCCGCGTTTTGCACAAAAGCATCTCCGCATCACCTAGGCGCGCTCGCGCCGTCCTGTGTCTCTCCCTCTCTGCTGTTCCCCGCTGACTTCGCCAATCCCGGCGAGGCCCGCTTACATCCCATTGAAAACCATGAGCCATCTCGAACACGCTCGCGCACACCGCGACCGCATGCATGCCCAACTCGTCGCCTTCCGCGAAAATCACGCTCAGAATGCGCTCGCATTCGACGTCGCCCGCACTGCGCGGGTTAATCACATCGATCAATCAGCCGCGAGTCACGCTGAACTTGCAACCGCAAGCACTGAACTAGCCGCCGCCGTCGGAAGCGGCGCGACCGAGTCCGTCCGGGCGCAACTCCGCAACCGCACCGCCGATCTGCGCGCCGCGATTGAATATCACGAATCTGAAGCCAAGCGCATTGAGGCAATGCTGCCCGACTTGGAGCGCAATTTCAACTCCACGACGGCCGGCTTGGCGAATCCCGAGCAGCAACACGCCATCGCTCACTTTGAAGCTCTCGCGCACGAATGGGCGGCGGAACTCGCGAAAATCGCGCCGCTTTGGCACGCCGTTCGCGATGCAGCGAAAGCGGCGGATCGCGAGATGCATCGCAATTGGTCTGGTCTCGCGCTGGATACGACCACTCCCCGACTCGCGAATCTTGAATTCGCGGACTTCCCGCGAGGCTGATCGATGGATCACGAATACGAAGCGGCGAAGGCCGCTTACCTGGCTGACGCGCGCCGACTTCAGCAAGGTCAACCACCGCAAGACCCGGCTTTCTACAGCCCCGAGATGCGCGCCGCATTCATTGCGCGCGACATTGTAAAGGTCGAAGCGCAATCGACCGGCGACGCTCGATCGATGTCCGATACCGACTATGCAACCGCTCGCGCGGCGCTTCTGAAGAGCACGCGATGACCTACTCGACAACCCGCCCGCACGACGACGCATTCGCCCGCTTGGTGGGCGCGTTGTCGAGCGATTCTCCGCGCGGAAGCTCAGCGCGAGATTGGAGCGAACACCCCGAGCGTTTCGCCGACGCAACCTCGCGCCCCTGGGGCGGGCCGACGCTGCGATATGACTCCGACGAACACGAACTCTCCGCGGTTGCGCGTCGCGTCTCTCGCGAAGCCCTGACCGAATACCGCGCCGGACTGATCGACCCGAAGTTGCTGCGTCGATCGCTCGGCACGCGGTTCCGCATCGAGCGCGTGATGCTGCGCGCGGCCGAACTGCTGTTTCTCGGCGGTGGCGACGTGAAGCGCGGGCCGTCCGTGCCGTTGCCCGATCACCGAGCAACGCAAGGCCCCTTCCGGCGCGCGTACCAGGGCGCGAATCTGCACTGACCCGCTTCGGCGGGTTTTTTTATGGACCGAACACTAGGAACGATTATGAGCATTTGGAACGAAGTCGAGCGGGTGAAGGGCGAGATTCAGCATTTGCGCGAAGCAATTGACGCGAATCCGGACGCGGGGCGCTACGTGCGCGCGCTGCAAGCACGGGTGAGGGATTACGGGAAACTGATTCGCCGATTGGCGGAAATCGAACTGGCGCGACCGTTGCCGCGGAAGGAGTTGCGTGGCCCCTACGTCGAAGCGATGCGCTTGACGATCGACGAGCGCGAATGGCTCGAAGGGCGCGCGGACTGCCCGCACTTCAAGGGGCGCGAATCTGACCTCGCCGCACTCCGCGCCGAGCATTGGAGTGCAGCATGACAGGCCAAGCCGTGCGAGGCACGGTGAAGCTTGGCCCGCTCGACACGAGCGCCGGCCCGATGAAGGTCATTCCGGGATGGACCGAGTTTTCGGTCGACAACAACAATTTTGCGAGCGCCGACACGTTCTCCGTCACGTTCGCGCTGAGTGCGCTGCCGAGCGATCGCGATGCGAACTGGCTGTCGCAGCAGAAGCAGTTGCGCGTCGAGCTATTCGCCGGGGTGCCGAGCGATCCGTCGTCGTGGACGGCCGCGGAACTGACGCGCCGGATCGTCGGGACCGTCGATAACGTCGACATCGACCCAGTTGCGGGAACGGCGCACCTATCCGGCCGCGACTTCACGCAACGTTTGATCGACGAGAAGAGCACCGCCAAGTTTCAGAACAAGACCGCCTCGCAGATCGCGACCGAACTTGCCACGAAACACGGCTTGACGCCGGTCGTCACGAAAACGACGACGGTCGTCGGCAAGTACTATCAGATCGACCGCGAGCACATGCAGAACGCCCGCACCGATTGGGATTTGCTCTGCCAGATCGCTCGCACTGAACAGTTCGTCGTGTATGTGCGGGGCGAAGAACTGCACGTCGAGCCGCGTCCTAGCCAGAGCGCCGCGCCTTATGTCATCACCTGGACGGCGCCCGACTCGCGTACCGGATACGCGTCATCGAACGTCGAGCGCATCAAGTTCGAGCGCGCTCTGACAGTCGCGAAAGGGGTGATTGTCGTCGTCCGATCGTGGAACGACGCCGACCAAGCGGCATACACCGCGACCTACCCGAAGAAGGCGCGAACGACCGCATCGCCGGGTCAGGCGTGGAGCGGTCCGCAGACCTATTACTACAGCGTGCCGAATCTCACGCAGGAGAAGGTCGAGCAGCTTGCGCAGGCGAAGCACGCCGAAATCACGCAGCACGAGATGAAAGTCGAGTTCGAGCTGCCCGCCGCGGGGAACGACACGCTCGACATCACGAGCGTAGTACGTATCGCCGGCACCGGCACGCCATTCGATCAACTCTACTTTCCCGACTCGCTGCGGCGCGAACTCAGCTTCACCGGCGGTTACACGTTGACGGTGAGCGCGAAGAATCACGCGCCTGACTCTGTGGAGGAAACGCAATGACGCGTGTCATTAGCTCGGCCCCTGCCGCGTCCGCCGGCGAATCTGCAACGACACCCCAAAACGCGCGCGCGCGAGGGAAGCGGTGCGGCGCAAAAACTCGGGCCGGCGGCGAGTGCCAGGCGCCAACAGTCAACGGGAAATCTCGCTGTCGTCGTCACGGCGGCGCATCGACTGGCGCCAGGTCGACGGAAGGCAAGGCGCGCATCGTGAAAGCGGCGACGAAGCACGGCATTTACGGCTCGACTTACACCGAATCTGAGATTGCCATGCTTCCCGCGCTCGAAGCCAGCATTGGCGCGCTCGACGCCGAAATCGTGTTCGTGAAGGCGCAACTGATCCGCGCCGGCAACGCCCAGAAGAGCGCATTCGAAAAAG